ATCTCAATAGAGCTGGTACGGTGAAGAACGTGGTGATGGATGGCATACAGATAACATGCAATCACAGGTTGGGCTATGCCGGCGGCGTGGCAGGATTTAGCCGGGGCACTATTGAAAACTGCTCGGTGTCGGGCAGCGTCAGCGGCACGGTGTACGTCGGCGGTGTGGTGGGGGCTCAATGGGGCGGTTCCATCACCGGATGCAGTTCCTCGGCCACAGTGAAGGGAACGGTCGATGTCGGCGGCGTGGCAGGTCAGACGAATTCGAATGCCACCATGACCGCTTGCTATGCCACGGGCAACGTGACCTTAGAAATAGCCCCCATAAATAATATCGATGTCGGCGGTGCGGTGGGATTCAACGGAGGAAGCCGCATCCTTGCCTGCTATGCCACGGGCAACGTAACCAGTACAGGTAGTAGCACCGTCAATGTGTATATCGGCGGCTTTTGTGGATATAACTCCACCACCGTGACCGCCTGCTACTGGAAGAATAATAAGGAACAAGGCATCGGCTACAATAAGGTAGGCACCGACACCGAAGTCACGAAGGTAGACGGCACTGACGTTACCTGGCAGAAAGCCGTCGATGCCATGAACACCGCCTTGCAGAACGCAGGTTCAGAGTGGCGTTACGAACTCACCGGAGCATTGCCCACCTTGAGGAAGCAGTAAACGTCGGGCGGAAAAAGTTCCGCTCGCAACGGAAAGAACCGAAGTATAACCCCAATAAAGAAAGGAGGAAGTGATGGAACACACGGAGAATCCACCATATAGGTTTTGGCATCAAGGCTTTGTCAATAATAATATAGACTCCAGTGTAAATATGGAATCTGTAAGCCGGACATTGTCAAGATTGGTGCTCATTAAAGACAACAAATCAAGTAATTAAATAAAAAACATGGGACTTTTTCACAGAGGCAAGAAAAATAATGACGATGAGCCGGACAGTGTTCAAACCAATTCATTCTCTGATATTATGAATGGTTTGCAGTACGCCGTAAACTGTGCACAAGATACATTACAGAATCATCAGATACAAAATCTGACCAGACTTTTTGAAGAAACAAATGCAAATAACGCAAATACGTTCCAATCGAAAAAAATCATGATTGGAGACAAGACTATTGATATTCCACTTATAGCCTTGATATCCCATCATTATCTTGCAATGGATAATGTGCAGATAAAGTTCAAGGCGAAGGTCGGAAGCGTGGAATCACAGATCCCGGAAAACAACTTGCTGTTATCCAGTCCGCACAGAGCCAATCTCCAGATGCAGATGAGCAACATAAAACCGGATGCGGATGATGTCATGGAGGTTTGCGTCAATTTTAAGGTTCAGGAGACTCCGGAGAGTATTTCCCGAATCATTGACGATTTTGTAAAAAACATCTAATAACTTTAAAATTCAAATGTTATAGCAGAAGAAATATTAAACCAAGGGCAACAAGAAAATGCGGAAAACTTGAATGAAAATGTAAGCGGACAGGCGAAAGAAATTATCTCCGCTGCATTGGAAGAGACTCAAAACAGAGAAACTTCTCCAGTTCTTAAAGCAGATTCAAACGTGACTGACAAATTCAAGGGGCTTCCCATGCGGGAACTTATTGCAGCTCCACTTATTGCAGCAGCCGAAGCACAACAGGAATTGGCAGCGACAGCATGGAATTTCTACAAGCAAATTGCTTTTGATGACGACGGTAAAACAGCTCGTGTATTGGAATTCGATATTAAAAGACCGATACAGCAGGATGGAGTAATGACAACAATGCCACAAAGTGTCAAGGCTCCGTTTATAGGATTGGTGCCTATTCCTTCTCTGCTTATAGACCGCGTGGATGTAGATTTCCAGATGGAGGTTACTGATACCTCAAATGTAAAAAGCACTATTAATGCCGAAGTAGAAACAAAAGTTTCCGGGAAGAGTTGGTTAATAAGCGCAGAAATCAGCGGCAAAGTAACGACCGCCCGTGAGAACACCCGCATGACCAACCAAACGGCAAAATACCAGATACATGTTTCGGCCAGCCAGCAACCACAGACCGAAGGTCTGTCAAAACTGATGGATATAATGGCTTCCTGTATCGAGCCTATAAATACAGAAAGCAGTAAATAGAGTATAAACATATAGAACGGGATGGATAAAGTCCCGTTCTTATAATTCATACAAAAATGCCGATATTACCGAGTTTAAGAATTAACCCTGTAGCGACTATCAATAGTTCAAATATTTTTGTGCTTCCTCAAGGATATGCATTTCCTGCAGGTCCAGTAACAATAACAGAAATTAGTTTGAGAAGAGGCTCTCTTTTCAGGTTAATACCAACACCACTTGGTACTGACTTCTATTTCCCATTCATACCAAATAATGTAGGTTCATGTGTTGTTAACCATCCATTCAATGGACAAATTGTCACGACACTGGCGTTAAGCGGATGTGCTATAGAAGTCCACTCTTTCCCAAGTCTCAATCGTTATGTCTTCTATCATGATAGTGATGGTAGAAATATGTATCGCATCCCGCCTACAAATAGAGGGGCTCAAGTCTGTCGAATTCAATCCGGATCCTATTGGGATAACTATGGGCTTTATAAGACGGCAGCTCCAAATGTTCAATTCATATTTGTTTATTATAATAATGCCTGGCATGTAGGTGCTTTTGGCGTTTATACAAAATATGTTCATCCATCAGTAGATATCATAAAAACATTTACACCCAAAGGAGGTAAATACAGAGGCTTTTTTAACGATAGGTTTCGTTTGTTGCAGCTATAAAATGCAAAATGCAAGCACTACCCGTTATTTATGAATTTTGTTTGAATTGTGAATGGCAGCTTTATTGAGACATGACATACGCAACATTATTTTATGGCAGTCATCGGCAGCATGGCTGCCATTTTAGCAAACGCTTGATTTAGTTGATGGAGATAAGATTACGACATAAGATTCTTTTGGGATATATAATTCTTTTGGCGGCCATAGGCAGTATGGTCGCCATTTTGGTACATGAACGCAAACGAATAAAAGAGATAGAGGCCGAGTCCGCCGAGATACGGCAAGTGCGTCGTAGTATCAACACGGCTCATCGCCGTATTACGGGGCTCGCCACATTGGGTGAGGGTGTGGTAAATTGGAACAAAGCGGACTATCTATACTATCGTAACCGCCGACTGCAAGCCGACAGTTTACTGAACTTGCTGAAACGGCACTGCCGTGAATATGTACGCCCGGAACAGATAGACACTCTTCGTGCTCTGCTTGCCGAAAAGGAGACACACCTGCTGCACATAATGGAAATGTTTGAACGGCGAACTGAAGCGGACAGCGTGCTGGTAAACCAGTTGCCGGAAGTGGCAAGGCGTGCAACACATATCCGTACCATAGAACAAAAGAAAAAAGGGATTGCAGGATTCTTCGGGAAAAAAGAAGAAATACAAGTAATGCCATCCCAAAAAGAACTTCATGATTTCAGTGACAGCCTGATAGCAATACATCAAAGACAAGCGAGCGAAATGGACATTTATGCCGACAGCCTGCGTATGCGCAACAGGGAATTGAACAGGACATTGAACAAGCTGATAAACGACCTTGACGAACAGGCACAAACAGCCTTCTCACAAAGAGAGTTAAAAATGGCAGAAGCAGAGAAAATGTCGTTCTTTTTAATGGCAGGAGTAATCGGCATGGCCATCATCCTGCTCATCATTTCGCACCTTATCATCATGCGTGACCTTAACCGCAGGGAAAGGGACAAGGCTGAACTGGAAGATACGGCAACACAAAACCGTACACTCTCCGACATGCGCAAGAAAATAATCATCACACTTTCCCATGACATACGAGGACCTCTCAATGCCATCAGTGGCAGTGCTGAACTGGCCATGGATACTCGTGACCGGAAACGCCGCAATGCCTATCTCGGAAACATCCTTGAATCATCCCGTCATATCACCCGGCTTGCCAACAGCCTGCTTGACCTCTCCCGTCTGGACGATGCTAAAGAAACCCTAAACGAAATTCCTTTCCATCTTGAATCCTTTCTGGAAAGTATCGCTGAAGAATACACACGCAAGGCGAACGACAAAGGATTGATGTTTGACAAGGCTTTTATGGGTTGCGGCATCACCGCCCTTGGCGATGCAGACCGCATAAGGCAGATAGTGGTCAACATTCTGGAGAATGCTGTAAAATTCACCCGTACAGGTTATATCAAATTTCTGGCAAGTTATGAAGAAGATACTCTTTCAGTAAAGGTCAAAGATACGGGGATAGGAATGGACGAGAACACAACACAACGCATTTTTCAGCCCTTTGAACGGGCTGCTCCTGATTTGGATTCAGAAGGCTTCGGACTGGGACTTTCCATTACGAAAGGGCTGGTGAACCTGTTCGGAGGAAGACTCTCTGTTTCGAGCCAGATCGGTAAAGGCAGCGAATTCAAGGTGGAAATTCCGCTTAGGCAGACCAATGAGCCTGCAAGAGACAAGCCAGAAACTTATACGGGAAACCTCAGACTTCCTCGACGTGTTCTTGTAGTCGATGACGATCCGATACAATTGCGCAACACAGTTGAAATGATGGAACGGAACGGTATCTCATGCCGAGCCTGTACCAATGCACAGGAAGTGGTCAAGGCATTGAGAACCGGAGAATACGACCTATTGCTGACCGATATACAGATGCGTGGTACGGGAGGTTTTGACCTGTTGCATCTGCTACGCCTTTCCAACATAGGAAATTCACGGACAATTCCCATAGCTGCAATGACCGCCCGTAACGACGGCGATGCAGACCGCTATATTCAAGCCGGACTTGCCGGCTGTATCCACAAACCGTTCTATACAAGAGACCTGCTCGAATTTCTCTCGTCACTCATTGGACAGGACAGAACAATGGATAATCATTCTCCAGATTTCGAGGCTCTGTATGTCACTACGGGAGACGAACGCTGGACTTTGGAGACTCTTATAGAGGAATCCAATAGGAACAGTTCTGACTTGCTGGATTCTTTGAGTCTGGAAAAGCCCGACCGGAAGCGGATATGGGAAACTCTGCACAGGATGTACCCGATGTGGGAGCAATTGGGAATAGCCCATGAGCTGGAATCGTACAGCTATGAAGAGTATGTGGAAGATACGGATGAGTCAGCATTCCGCAATGATGTGGAAAGAATTGTCAGAAGAATAGACCGGCTGATATCTGAGACAAAAAGCCGATTATCGGAAATGGACGGACATAATTAAATGAAAACATGAATGAAATACAGAATACTGATAGTTGAAGACAACATCATGCTTGCCGGGCAACAGAAAAAAAGGTTGGAAAAATCCGGTTATGAAGCAGAGATAACAATAGATGAACCAGGGGCACGAAAACTGCTCAAGAAAGAAAGTTTCGACCTTGTGCTGTCCGACGTACGCCTGCCGGAAGGGGACGGTATATCTTTGCTCGAATGGATGCGGAAGGAACGGATGGATATCCCTTTCATTATCATGACCGGATATGCTTCAGTACCGGATGCTGTACAAGCCATAAAACTGGGAGCCAAAGACTATCTGGCAAAGCCGGTACAGATGGACGAATTGCAAAGACAACTGAAAGATATTTTCCGTCCCAAATCTGTGATATGCGACAAAAACAAGGATTTGCTCCCCAGAAACAGCCTTCAGATGCAGGAGGTCGAACATCTGGTCAGTACAGTCGCCCCATTTGACATTTCTGTGCTTATACTTGGTCCTAACGGTGCCGGAAAAGAATCGGTTGCACAGCGTATCCACTATATAGGAGAGCGGAAGGATATGCCGTTTGTCGCCGTGAATTGTGGAGTCATACCCAAAGAGCTTGCACCCACCCTCTTTTTCGGGCACATAAAGGGAACATTTACCGGTGCCGACGCCAACAAGGACGGATATTTTGAAATGGCAAAAGGCGGAACACTCTTTCTGGATGAAATAGGGACCTTGTCCCTGGACGTCCAAGCCATGCTGCTGCGGGTTTTGCAAGAAGGCACATACATCCCAATAGGTGGTAACAAAGAAAAGCGGGCTAATGTAAGAATTGTAGCCGCCACCAATGAAGATCTCCAACTTGCAATACAAGAAAAACGGTTCAGGGAAGACCTATACCACCGGCTATGCGAATTTGAGATTGTCCTGCCTTCCTTGCATGAATGCCCCGATGACATTCTGCCTTTGGCTCATCATTTCAGAAAAAAGTTTTCCGGAGAACTGAAAAGACCGACAGAAGGCTTCAGTTCTGAAGCGGAACAATTGCTTCTCTCTTACCGCTGGCCTGGGAACGTACGGGAACTGCATAACAGGATAAGAAGGGCGGTACTTATGGCTAAACAGCCGCTCATTGAAACCGCCGACCTGAATATCAAACTGGAAGCGGCGACCGATGAAATCAATCTTTTTCCTGAAAACGATGCGGAAGAGAAACACTCGATAATACAGGCATTGAAAACCAGCCATGGGAGTCGCAAACAAGCAGCAGGCATACTGCATATTGATCCGTCCACACTATATCGGAAAATGAAAAAATATGGATTGAATGACAAATAACCGTCATTCCATATTTCTGTTTGGAATAAAATGCCTACATTTGCATATGATTGGAAATCCTTGTAATATAGGAATGACAGTCACAACATAAGGAGAAATATCGGCATTGCTTTAAGCCTTGCCGAACATTACAACATAAGTCGCAAGACGTCTCAGGTAGAAATCTGGTAAATTGATATTGTAGAGGCTTTTGCGTGTAGCTTATGCTATGTCCTATAGCGTGAGCTCATGCATGATTCTACAATGGGCTTACCAGAGCCTCTACCTGATAGTGCGTGAGTTTCACGCTTTTCATTTAGAGGAAAAAAGGTATGGCCAAGTTACAGGTTCTGATAGCAATGACATTAGACGGTTCCATTCCGGCTGAAGACGACCCCTTATTACAATGGATGAGAGACGACAAGGACGGATTCTCATACGGGCGCGACAAATGTACCCGCCGGCTCTATCCGGGTTATCCGCTTGTGGATTTCATGTGCGAGAAAGACATGTCAGACCCATCCATCCTTTATCAAGCCGAGATACATGACGAAGAAAGTATAGAACTTTTGCGTGGTCTCTCAGTTTATCATCTCATAGATGAAATGATCATTTTCCTGTTTCCTTCCACTCGTCCGAACCATAAATCCGTCTCAAAACATCTGCCACGTGGAGAGTGGAAAACCGTAAAATCCAAAACATTCAAAAACGGAATTTGTCGCCTGGTTTATTGCAAGACATTGCAATAAGGCATTGCAACATATTGCATTTGCAATACTTCCATCAGTCTCATTTTTATGGGGCTGATTTTTTATTTCCCTATTACTCAATGACTTGTCATACTTTTATGTGGCGATATGTTCCGTTGGTCTATGTTTTGGCCTATATCATAATGAAACCTGTTGCGCAACACGGTGTAAAAAATGGAATTATTACACTAAAAACAGAATTCATTATGATACAGATAGACAGGGAGACATTCCAGATGATGCTCCATCAGATAATGGAACGGTTTGACAGGATAGATGACAGGCTGAACCGCATGAACAGGCAGACGGCCGCTCTTGAGGGTGACAAGCTGCTTGACAACCAGGATATGTGCGAGCTCCTTGGTGTTACCAAGCGTACACTTGCACGCTACCGCCAGAAGAAACTCGTCACCTACTACATGATTGACGGACGTACCTATTACAAGGCTTCGGAAGTCCAGGACTTCCTGAGCAGGAAAGGAAAGGTACTTCCGGCAAAAATTAAAAAGGAACTCGGTATTCAATTCTAACAAAACGGCAGTATGGAAATTATATGTATAGACAAACGGACATTTGACGAACTGGTTGTCCGATTCAGCATGATAGAGAAAAAAGTCACTGGTATATGCAATCCGGCCAAAGATGCAGGACTGAAAAAATGGATGGACAATCAGGAGGTATGCGAGATTCTCCGCATATCAAAGAGAACGCTTCAGGTATATCGTGAGAAAGGACTGTTGCCTTTCACCCGGATCAAGAACAAGTTCTTCTACAAGCCGGAAGATGTGCAAAACATGTTGGAATCAAGTTATCACCCACAAAAAAGAAAGCCATGAGTTACGATCTTATAGACAGAAAGGACCAGCGGATTGATACTATTTTCAAAGGGCTGGAAAACATGGAGCGTATGATAGACGCAATAAGGACGGCTCCGAGACCCGCATTCCACAGTGATTATTTCCTCACGGACGAGGAACTTTCAAAGCTGTTGAAAGTAAGCCGGCGTACCTTGCAAGAATACCGGACCCTCGGCGTGATACCTTACTACCTTGTGCAGGGAAAAGCCCTTTACAAAGAGTCAGACATACAGAAAGTTCTTGACGACGCATATAAAAGATGCAGGGAAGAACAGCGATGGGTATGAAACAATGCAAAAGAAACGGCCTCGTTACAAGGTCGTTTCTTTATTTTCTGATAGCTGGCTTTGGGATTTTCGTCTCTGTTTCCTTACTATAATATCCTCCTCATATAAGCCGGATGTTTGGCTTAGACCAGCTGCCTTCAGACGTTTCATGTCTTCATCTACTTTCTTGTCGGTGACTTTAGCATAAAGCTGCGTAGTTTCAATTCGCATATGGCCCATCATTTTACCGACCGTTTCAATTGGAATGCCCATTGAAAGAGTTATATGAGTTCCGAAATTGTGTCGCGCCTTATGGAATGTGAGTTCAAAACCGTATACCTCACCTAACTTACGGGTAAGCATAATGAAATACTCACGCTTGTATAAATTGAAAACCTTGTCATCATGACGCTGTTCCCGATACTTTTCAATTATCTTCAACGGAATATCCAACAGCCGTACAGAAGACAATGTCCCTGTTTTCTGACGTTGGATATGAATCCACCACGAACCATCCTCAGATTGTATAATATCATTAACAGTCAGTCTTTTCAAATCTGCATAGGCAAGTCCGGTAAAGGTGGAGAAAATGAACATGTCTCGGACAAACTGAAGCTGTGGCTTCTCGACCGGGGTTGTAAGCAGTGTCTTCAGATCTTCCAATTTCAGATGACGACTTTTCCGTTTGGGTAATTCCGGATGAAGACGACAGTAAGGATCGCGGCGTATTGTTCCCTGACTGACAGCCCTCATAGTCATCTTCTTCAGTCTATAAAGGTGTTCATGTACTGTCTTCGGACTTAAGTTCCTGTTCGTCCTGAGAAACAGTTCAAAGTCATCATAAAAAACACGATCAAGATTCCGTAAAAGAACATCCTCTATACCACGTTTTTCCTGCACAAAAGCAGAAAGGTGCTTATATGAGCGCAAGTAAGAATCATAACTTTCCTTTATCCGATCCACCCCGATACGCTTCTTGAACTCCTCGTTATGCTCTCTGAAAAGAGCCAGCAGAGTTAGCGGTTTCTGACCGACTCCCATCACAGCATTCTTTACCTGCTCTGCCGTAATAAATCCCAGACTGTTCTTAATCCGCCTATAATGCTCCTTGATTTCTTTTGTCAGATCATCAATGGCCCGGTTGACGGTAATAGCATTCTCACTGCGGCCGTCAGCCCGTCCCTTTTCCGGATTCCAAACGGCAGGATTGACAGACACTTTCGTTCCTATCTGTTCCCATTTGGCATCTATGCTTATCTTGCACAGCAGCTGACATGTTCCGTCTTTACGGATTTTGGTACGGTTTATATAAAACAATATCGCAAATGTACTGCGACGTTTGATTTCCATATTATCAGTATTTCTTTTCATAATCCTATTTTTTGCCATTATCAAATAACTACAGAAAACCTCTCAGCAATTTTTTTATCCAATGCTTTTGTATCTGTATCTATCTTATTGTCTGTAACCTTTGCATAAAGCTGTGTAGTGCCAATTCTGCTGTGTCCCAACATCTTGCTGACCGTTTCAAGTGGTACACCATGGGAAAGGGTGATTTCGGTCGCATAGGTATGACGGGCTACGTGGAAGACCAGCTTGCGTTCTATGCCACAGAGTACGGCTATCTGTTTCAAATAATGGTTCAACGAACTGTTGGAATACATAGGAAGAAGTTTTCCCTCAGGAGCCACATCCCGGTACTTTTCAATGATATGAAGCGGCAATTCCATAAGCGGTATTTCAAAATCTACACCGGTTTTCTTGCGTGAACTCCTAATCCACCAAGTGCCATCTTCAGCAAGGGAAAGATTCTCATTTGTCAGCATACACATATCGCTATAAGGAATACCAGTATAGCAGGAAAACAAAAACAAATCCCGTACATGATAAAGGGTGCGACTATGCAAAGGGGTGGTCATGATTCTGTTCAATTCCTCTGTTGTAAGATATTTTTGTTCCGGTTGCGGATGTGTCGGTTCATAACCCACAAAAGGAAACGCTGTAATGATACCGTCCGCAATCGCTTCTCCGACAATTGTTTTCAGCCTTACAGTAAGATTTACAATCGTTCCTGGAGCTAAATGACATTCCGTACGCAAATGCAAATCGAATTTTTCAATGAAAGAACGGTCTAATGCTGCAAAAGGAATGTCTGACAACTTGTATTGTGACTGTAAGAAACGAACCAGATGATCATAGGAATTTCGATAACCGTTCAAGCTGCTTTCCGTCCGGTTAATCCCAACACGTTTCTCGAAATTTCTCATGAAAAGCCTGAAATAGCTTAACAAGGTTTCCTGTTCCGAAGCCATTCCCAAAAGCTGGTGTTTTACTTCTTCTGCAGTAACAACTTCACGGTTTGCGGATTGTTCCGCATAGATACTGAAAGCAGCTGCACGTATTTCATCCAGCCTGTTATTTATGTCTCGGGCCGCAGCGCTTTTCCCACAGGCACGTCCAGATAACCACAAAGACTGTGGCACACGAAGCTTAACACTGAATGCTGTTTCAGAGTACTTGCCGACAATAAGCCGTGCCATTACGGGACAATTTCCCTTGGCATCCGCCTCGCTCTTTTTAAGGTAGAACGAAACCTTTACATCTGTTTGATTCATAATCTGTTCCATTGTTTGCAAAATTAACGGAGACAGAGTTAATCATCGGCATGTAAAATATCGTCAAACATAGACAAAGCTATCACCATTGACTTCCGGAACCTATATTTTTCATATCTCAAAAAAAATAAGTACCTTCGCTAAGCTAAAATGATAAAACTGCGTTCTTTATGGTCGGAGCAAAAAGGATTTTCAAACAACTCCATACAACTGGAATGGGCAACGGATAGGTAGCAATTTTTCCGCTTAACTATTCAAAAAACAGCTTCAAAGCACACGTTTACAAATGTAGAATAATATTGCCTATCTCCCTGAAAACCCAATAGTTTACATTATTCTTCCTAAATCCATCCGTATTTGGGCGAGTTTTTGTATTTTTGCCATGCCTGATGAGGTTTTGTTTGATTATTTTTTTGCAACACTAAGTTAAGTGAATCCTCTGACATGGCAAAATCCTGAGCAACTTTTTGTTGCTCAGGTACTTAAAAAAAATATTTTATAATAGTGTTGCGGAATTAAGGTAAAAGAAAAAGACGCTCTGGAGCGTCTAAAAAGAAATTCTTTTTAATAAGAAAGTAGCTTTCAGCTAACCTTTTTGCCAGTGCGTCTTGATAACGACGAGTTTTATAATTACTAAACCATTTCTTTACATGGTTCCAGACTTCATTATAAATGATACTTATACAAGGAAGTATCAAAAACTCGATTAACGATGGATTATTCTGAATCCATTCTGTTATATATTCATTATTCATATTTTTTTAATTTAAATTAATGAATACCTGTATCACGCATGGCGTAATGCAAAAGTATAAATAGCAATTTAAAATAACAATATTATGGCAAAAATTTATGTAGCAAGTAGTTGGAGAAATCAATATCAACCGCAAGTAGTCCGTTTTCTTCACGAACAGGGGCATGAGGTTTATGACTTTAGGCATCCTGTTGGAAAAACTGGATTTCAGTGGTCTCAGATTGATGAAGATTGGGAGAACTGGAGTATAGACCAATATAAGATTGCGCTTGAACATCCCATTGCACAGGCTGGTTTCAATTCAGATTTTGATGCAATGCAATGGGCGGATGTTTGTGTTCTTGTATTGCCTTGTGGACGTTCTGCCCATTCGGAGGCAGGATGGATGAAAGGTGCTGGCAAAAAGGTAATAGTCTATCAAATTTGGGAAGAAGAGCCGGAACTAATGTACAAATTGTTCGATGGTGTATGCTCAACGGGAGTGGAATTACAAATGTTTTTAGCGGAATTTGATAAAAAAGAATAACGTATAACTGTATAGAGATGAATAAATACATAGACTGGGGGCTTTACGATGACCCTCCGAAGGTTTCTCCATTGACAGACATACCGTTTCTCCCTTGTCCGGATATGATTTCTATACGAACGGGAAAAGTATTTTAAACGGTGGAATAAGAATCCTTGTAAAAGCTCCGGGTGTTCCCGTCGATAGTATGGCAGTCAACCACCTTCCCACAAGAGAATCTGTCCCCAAGAGCAAAGAATTCAAAGAAGACCCGATGAACAGCCGGGATGTACGTCAAAGGATAAACGCCTTTGCCCGCGAGAAATTCAAAGTAAAGCTGTTACAGGAAATAGAATTTGACTTGATGGTGTGTAAATTGGAGGGATGGAACATGGAAAGCTATGTCTGTGAGATTAAAGGATTGATGATATATTTCAGAAAATGACAGATAAAGAAAGGAATAAATTATGGGTTACTTTATAGACTACATTAAAACCTACGCAAACGTTAACAGGAAAGGTCGTGAGCTGCAGATATACGTGCAGCAATTTGACCACCACCTGATAGAGGACGAAAACTCACTCAAGGTACTAAAATGTGATATTGAGCGCCAGATAATGGTGATGAATGAGAAATACCCCCGCAGCCGTCCGGTCCGGCTGGACGTGTTCAGTGACGGCAGAACCGGGCAATGGACCATCCTTGTGGAGCATGACAGCGACAGTATTGTCTGCATGATATCCTATAAGAAGGTTCTGGGGTGTTATGCGGCAAATAATATGAACGATAAAGACAAAAGGCAATGAAACGATTTAAAACTGAAACATTTTTTTCTCCTCTGAAAGTCGATGGGGAGTTTGGTGTGACATTTGTCAAAGATAAAGACGGCAAAAGCAAGAAGTTCAAGACGCGTAAGGCTGTCAAGAAATACTGCAGGGAGAATAGATGCATCTACGTAGAGCAGAAATTCATATTTTACAGATAAAGATATGGAACTTATGAAAAAGCTGTTGTATGAGAGTACGACAGCTTTTTTGTATCGGATAGTCATTTTCTTTACCTTTGTATCAGGTTTTCAGGATTCGTTTCATTTTAATCATTACGCCCTATGAAAAAGTATCGTACCAAGCTGGTAGGGTGCAGTTATGCTTTCAGAGTGGAGGATATCGTGCGCATCTATGACTCCCACCGTCATAGCGGCCTTTCCAACCGGGAAATTCTTCGCCGTTACATCTGGCCCAAATACCATATTTGTGAGAAGACTTTCTACAACATTATCAATGCCAGCGTTGATCCGCGTGTCATCAGCCGTCAGGAAGAGATGCGCTCGCAGCTCACGCTGTTCTAAGTTATTTCCTCTCTATCACCTTGCAGGTAAAGTCCGTAATATCCTCCACCAGTTCCTCATGGTTGTGGTTAGTACTGCTGCCTGTTCTTCTGAAGACACTGAACGAGGTCTTTCCGTCATCTCCAGAAATGTTGAAGAGGTGGCTGTCCATTTTCTCCAGCAGGTCGAACCTTTCCAAAGCCTGTTTCCGGAATTCACTACCTTCCCGCACACTTCCTTTCCAGGATGTGACTATATGCAGCCTTAGTGTCACGTCGGCCTGTTGCGGCATGCCCCCGTTCCATTTTACCGGTCTGAACTCGATGAATACCGCCGGTGTTTCAAACGCCTCTTCCTGTTCCAGGAACGAGACCTGCTCATTCCAAAGGTCAAATGTCTTGATAACGGGTTCTCCCGTTTCATCTGTAAGCTGTTTCAACCTTTCCATAAGGCTGAGATAAAGGAATTTTCTCATGATGTATAATTTTTAGTACCTGCTATTTAAAAACTTCTTTGGTATTGTTTTCCGCTATCTCCCTGATGATGCGCTCCACTTCCGGATGCATGCCGATAAACTGTCTGCGCGGCATGACAATCTTACTTCCCGCCCTCTTCATGGCCATCCGTTTACAAAACAGTGCCTCTTCAGTAGGTTCCCTCTTATAATTATCGGTAAGCATCCTGTACATATACCAGAAATAACCTTTCATTTTTCCGGTGACAGTAATGGTTCCTCCGGAATTATGGATAGCGGCATATTCCAGGTCGCTGCTGAATATTACGCTGTGCCCGGTCGTTTCACTTCTGATGCTTCGACGCAGTTCTCCGGTACGCATCAACAGTCCCCGGCTTCCGTCATCACTGAATTTACGGCGTGCCCAATGTTCATTGAAGAAAGCTTCCCGCTCGAAATTACGGTCGAACTCTTCGCCTATCTCCGTACCGACATCTTTCAGTGTAAGGCTGATGAAACGTTTTATTTTTCGTTCCAGCTCTTGGGTTATGTCTGATTTTGAGGTCATAATGCTTGTTTATTAAATAAATAGCCGTATCTTTGTGTCATTGAAGGGAGTAATTTAAAAATGTGGCTCCGGATTGCAGTTCCGGGGATGCTATTTTCAAATTACTCTCTTCTTTTTGTAAGATATTGCAGGATATCCTCACTGTCCGAAATGCTGTGCAGTTTCGCTGATCCGTCAAGTAACTCCCTCACAATGATCCAGCTTTTTTCGCCATGCAGGGTCACTTCAAACAGATGCATCGTAATGTCCGGATCATGTTTGTCAGGCCCACAGCCCAAATAAGGAGCTTCAGCGATAACCTTTTCTATATCCAGCAGCATCCTGTTTTTCTCCACAATCCATTTATGAGGCTGATTGAGCCATTCCTTTATGTTAGTACCACTGACATGTATATCCATTCCGAACTGTTCGTTTCTCAAAACCCGTTTTTTCAGGAATTGTGCTTTTTCTTTGACTTCATTCCTCAGTTTCCTCAGCTCGTCTTTCTCTCTGAGCATTTCACGAATAACCTTGCAAGCTGCACATAATTCATTGTCGGGTATCTTTGTCAGTTTAAGCATGCCGGGTTTGTCCGGACAATCCTTACATCGGCTGATGGTATAGGGATTATAGAACGGGAAACATGCCATTTGCTTTCCCGGGTTGAACCGCATCATTTCCTGGTGTTTTCCTGCCGTTGCCTGACTGCCTGCCAGCATCGCCCGGTGTTCATCGCTTTCCGGATACTTGTCCCGGCGTACACGTATTGCCGTACAGCGGCAGTTCCAACCGTTTGGCGGGAAATATTCATCCCAAAACTTGGAAGTGATTGGCAGTGTGACGTTATGCAGTGCCCGGTGCGCCTCACGTACCCGCTTATCGCCTACGGTACGGTATTGCAGCAGGTACCGGTTCCGGTCTTCATCATCCCACCATTGTTTCCATCTGGCTGCCATGGCAGCCGAAGACATGGCGAAGTTGTATTCCGCCTTCAGATACCAGCGGTTATAGGTTTCGTTCACCTTTTGAACATCGTTCAGGAAGCGTTCAAAGGGTTTTCGGCTCCCGTCCGTATCGAGCAGTGAAGGAAATGCCTCGTTCAGTTCGTGGAAGGTTTTGAAGCCGGAAAACACATAATTGCTTTCCTTGAGCCGCTGCATGCTGATTTCGTCCATGGACCGTTTATGCAGTGTATAATCCACAGCCTTATCCAATATGCCGGCATGGCTGCGGATAAAACGCTTCACCTCTTTGTCGTCAAGCATTTCCGGGGTAAATTCCGGCTGTTTGTAAAGCCATCGCATCAGAAGGATAAAAGACGCTTCCACGCCTGAGGTGTCCACATTTCTATTGCTTTCTTCATCCGATGATGCGGACAGCGGTATTTCCTCACCGTAATAAACCTTTTCGGCCCGTCTGTGCAGCCCTTCGTAGTCAGAAGGGCTCAGTCGAAAAAACTGAGTTTCTGTTTCCCTTTTCCTTGCTTGCCGTCCTTTTCTTCCTCTTCCCCGTTTCCCGGAACCTGTATCGGCGTGCTTTCCCTTTTTCCTATAATCGGCACATTATATTTGTCAATGAAATATTTGGGGTCTATTTCGAACCTGTCCAGTAACAGTTTCTCATAGGCAATTTGCTGTTCAGGTGTGAAATCTATACCCTCGTACCAGTCGAAACGATAACCATTGAGCGGGAAGCCATGCTTTATCATTTTGGGGATAAGCTGGAAGTTGATGACATCCCTCAATTTATCGGCATCCTTGCTGACAAGGTTCTTGAGCACCTCTAAATGCACCTCACTCTGTGAGAGGCTGCTGCCGTTCTCCGTCGTCATGGTTTCGGTGAGTATTCCTTTTGAAAGTTCTGAATTAGCCCGGTCTATGCGTTTGTCGAATACATTATAAGCATCTCCACGTGTGGATTCTATGATCTCTATTTCGGTCCCTTCAGGAAACAAAGCCCAACCTGCCGCTCCCATCGAGCCCAGCATTTTCTCTATCCGGTCCTGTTCTTTCGGGTCGCGGCTTGTCGTCTTTCCCACTCGGAGGGGTATTCCGAAGATTTCGGAAAACATATCCCAGAATGCACATACATTTTTTTTAGGAATAGTATGTTGGGCACACTTCAAATATAATCCCAGATTATGTGTATCGCCCACCTCCACCACCCAGTCGGCCATTTCACTATTGCGATAGTCATAGCCGTTCTGCCATGCTTCCTGTTGCCGTATGACTATTACCCCGTATTCAGGGATTACATGGCGCCTGGGGACCAGCTGTACCTCACTGAAAGCCAGTTTTCCATCCACATTGATAACATCGCCCAGCTGAATGAGCGAATGCCCCCAATAGTGGCTGTCCAATGCCAGTTCCATAAAGGTCTTGAACCATGGAGCTTCAAAAATGGCTGTCAGTTCGGGATTTTCAACACCTTCCCGGTTAACAATACGGAAGCTCTTGTTCAGCACATATCCGCTACGTTGTCCCACACACCCGGTGAGGTGCATGTCCACTTCCACATCACCGTACACGTCGTATAGTGGTACCCGGTTGGGATATTCCACATTCTTGGCGTATTGCCAGGCATTCCGCCATGTCCGCAGGTCTTTCTTCGTCAAGGCTTCCGTCTGCAGCTGCAGGTTGACTGAAAGTTTCGTTACCCGTCTAAGCTCGGAGGGATTACCGAGATTTACCCGGCCTATCCTTACCGGATTCTTTTTTTTGTAATTGTTGCCCATAGCTTTTCTTTTTAAATTTCGGTTTCCGTTCCTTACCAGATATACTCATTCCTCTTGGCCGAGCCATAACGGACAGGATTGTGGCAATCTTCCTCCCCGTCCTCTCCGGTAAGGGTAGGTATACTGGGGGTTACGCGCCCCGCCTGTATCTCTTTCAGATAGTCAAGCGCCGCGTTATAGCGTTTTTCACGCACTTCGCCTCCCATTCTCTGTGGTAGCGAGCATGCCATATGATAAAGGGCAATATCCACTGCACATCCCACCATCTCGGCGTCACGTTTTTCGCCTTCCATGGCAAAGGCCGTATCCACATCATAGCGTCCGCGCAAGGCGCTTGCTATACGCGAGAGGGCACGATTCTCAGCGACCCGGCGGTTCTCTTCAGAGTTCTGCTGCATGATCTTCAGCGCCTCCGGTCCGACTTGTATGTAATCCTTTTCAGTGATAAACATGATTTTGTATATAAATTAGGGTTTGTAATCTTACGTTTTTTTACCAGGACTGTGAAGGTGGCCGGCGTATCCCCATACGTGGGACAAAACTTTCTTCCCGTACCTGTTTCTGCAGCTTGTAGATAGCCCCTTCGTCAGCATCCGGTCCGTCGTCATGTGCACGACTTCCTTTCTCGAAAGCAAGTGTCTGCTCGATTCCGGTCTTCATGTCATTGTCATTCTTTAGTTTCTCATTATACCAGACAAAGCCTCTTTCCCACAAGGGGCTTACCGCTTCGATACGGGCGAATTTGTCGGGTTTCTTCCGCTTGTCAGCTGTAACGGGAACCTGGTAGCCCCGTTGGTTTCCCTCACGTTCGAACTCATCCAGTATGGTGTCCTGCATGAAGTTGGCTTCCATATAAATGGTTACGGCCGCATCCTCGGGTAACATATCCCACAGGTCATACACCCAACGTACCATTTCTCCTACACTGCATTGGCGTACGAAAGCACGCAGGCAGTGCAGTTCCGTATGCTTGGCACTTTTCAGGCCGCAGCGGGGGCGTCCCCAGAGCTTGGCGGCCTTGTAGTCGTTCTTGCTGCTGTCCTTAAAACTCGGGTCGATGTAAAGAACCAGACTCTCGTAGTAACGGAGTTTAAGCATGCGTTTCCACAGTATCCACCGTTCCTGAAATACAGCCCCTTCGGTAATGGGATTGTGCATGTATTCTTTTTGGAAACTGCGATAACCCATAAATTTCTCGCGACTGCGTAACATTTCAATGGTATAGCATTCCGGCCAGGCGGGTTTCCCGTCCTTGCCTATGGCATAAACCGTACTGGTGTAAACAGTATCGCTGTCTATGATTTGCTGCAGTACGCTGTTTTTGCTGATGAGGTTTCCTACCATGATGAAACGTCCTTCTTTACCGCCGAAACAACCGAAAAGGGCTTCCTTGACCCATTTTGTCATCTCACGTACACGAGCCTCACTCCGACACATTTCGTCGTCGTCAAGGTCATCCACTACGATATAGTCCGGACGCTTATCGCGAAAACGTAACCCGCGCGGTGACTGTCCGCGTCCGCGGCTGAAAAAGGCACATTGGTCTTTAGTGACAAATTCACCTTCCTGCCAACATCCTGAGTTGTACTGTTCACCGAAGTCTTCAATGATGTACTGGTTGAACTGGAGTTCCGCCTGCAGGTCGCTCAACAGAGCATCGGCATTGTCCTCGCTTTTCCCCACCAATACCATGACGTATAGCTCCCCCTTGAACTTTAGCCATAGAGGGATTCCCACGTCCAGGTGTACAGACTTGGCATGTCCGCGCGGCCACTTGAAAGCGGCTCGCATTTCCCGGTGTTTCTCGATGTAGCGGGCGGCCTCGTTGTGGAATTTGGCGTTGGGGCATTGGCAGTAGTGGCTCAGATATCGCTGGCAGAAGTAGTCGTAATCCTTCAAGGCACGGGCGATGTTTTCTTTCCTTTCGGCTTCAGTCTCCGGCTTTCGTTTCGAGGTGAGGCGCAACAGGCGCTGGCAGTGTTCATTCCACCGCAGCAAGGCTTCTTTCTTTTCTTCTGCTGTCATTTCTGTTTGAATTTGACTCCCATGAATTCACTGTGCATACGGTTGATGAGCACAAGTATTTTGTCGTCTACCTCGGGATATTCGTCCCGGTGGGCCACCAGCCAGTTCTCGAACTCTATAAGCGTATCCACCTTATTCACTATGGTGGTACTCAGGTTAATCTCCTTGATGGCCTTTACCGATTTGAGCAGTGAATCAGCCATCCGTCCGATGCTTTTCTCGTCACCGTCCGCCTTGTCAATGGCATCCCCCAGTTTGGAAAGCGTTCTGGAGGTTATCGCCTCTTTGCTCATCTCACGTGCGGCCCGTTCTTCTTTCCAGCCTTCCGAGTTGATCCAGCGGCTGACCGACTGGCGGCTTACTCCTGTAAGTTCCACGATCTGTGCTACGGGCGTCCCTTTCATGTACAGGTGTTTGGCGACCGTTTTCTGTTTGTCCTTACTGTTTGCCATATTCTTTATAAGTTATCCGTTTATACCGGCAAAGTTGCAAACTCCCCGGCTGGTTGCGAAAAAACGGGGCAATCCCTACAGACTATTACAGAGGGCTTACACACTTCCCTGCAACGGTTACACACTTTTTTGTGCGGTTATGGGCATAGCTGTAAGTTTGCGGCAAAATGAGACGAAAATGGGAAAAAGAATTACTATATCGACCGAGAGCCTGAATTGCTATGGTACCTGGGTAAAGACCGACGGTGTGGACTGCGGGCAATATCTGAATAATCCGGTGATGCTTTGGATGCACACGAGAGGTGTCATCATCGGTTGTATAAAGGATTTCAAAACAGAAGGCAAGGTGATGACGGGAGAACCGTATTTTGATGAGGTACGTGAGGAATCAAGACTCGCAAAACAGCAATGGGAGAAAGGTACGCTCAAGATGTGCAGCCCTTATTTCGAGATACTGGAGTATAGCGAGGACCCCTCGCTGTTGAAACCCGGCCAGACACGCCCTACCGTCACAAGGTGTAAGCTTATCGAAGTGAGTATGGTGGATATCGGTGGCAATGATGACAATATTGCCCGCTTGGGATACCAGGGAAAGGATTTGAGGCTGGCAGCCGGTGAGGAGTGCGACGCCTTACCCCTGCTGAAAGATAACAGCGGAGATTTTCCGCAAAACAATAATTCAAAAGAAAAGGAAAGTATGAACGCAGATTTTAAAGCTATCGCCCTGAAGCTGGGCCTGCCGGAAACGGCAACGGAAGCGGAAATCCTTGCCAGAATAGGCATTTTGCAGGGATTCCAGAATGCAAACGAGGAATTGCGCAAGCAGCTTGACGAAATCAAACTGGCAGGAGTGACGCAGATGGTGGATGACGCCATCAAGGCGGGAAAGTTCAATGCCGACAAGAAGGATCATTTCATCAGTCTGGGCAAGACCATGGGAGCCGACGCGCTGAAACTGACATTGGACAGCATGGCTTCCGCAACCAAGCCGATACAGTTGTTAGGCGGTACAGGTAACACGCCGGGCGGTACGGTACCCAAAGGACAATGGAACAAGCTGAGAGAGGTTCCGGAAGCGGAACTGAAGCTCATGCGCGAGAATGATCCGGACAGATATCGTGCCTTGTACAAAGCGGAATATGGCATCGATTGCCCGAAATTCTAAGAGAGTGAGAAAAAGATTTCTAATTTAAAAATGTAAGAAAATGATTAAATTTATTTGTGGCATGCTGTTCAATATCCTCATGGGAGTGACTTTGGCATGCATGGCGGGGGTAGACCCTGCCTATGGAATGGTGACGGGAACGGTTGTTCCGGTTGTACTTGGTAACTTCATGCCTGCAGGCTCCGCTTTTGAAGGCGTCTACACAGAGGTTTGGACCGGTGAATTGGTAAAACGCCTGAATGCCGGGCTGGTGGCGAGTTTTCTGAACGGGATTCCTGACTATTCGGCCAAAGCCGAGAATGAGGTCATCCATCTGGTGGATGTAGGCGGTGATCCTGATGTGCTGATAAACAATACCACCTATCCGATTCCGGTCCAGAATCTCGCGGAAAGCGATATACCCATCGGTCTGGACAAATACCAGACAAAAGCGACCCGCGTGACGGATGACCAGTTGTATGCCATTTCATACGACAAGTTCTCCACCGATGTGGAACGGCACAGTAATGCCATAGATACGGCCAAATACAAGAAAGCCATCCATGCACTGGCTCCGTACAGCAATACGAAAACCACTCCTGTAATTCCTACTTCAGGTGAGGCGGACACTGCAGGTCGCAAGAAGATGACGCGCAAGGATGTCATCGCCCTGAAACGTGCTTTCGACAAGGCGGAAATACCTACCGACGGACGGCGCCTGGTACTTTGTCCCGACCACATCAATGACCTGTTGGAGGAAGACCAGAAGTTCCGCGAGCAATACTATAACTACACTACCGGCAAGGTGATGAATATGTATGGCTTTGAGATTTACGAATTCGTGAACTGCCCGTACTTCACCAATGCCGGCGTGAAAGTTCCTTTCGGTACCGCTCCCGGTGAGACGGATATGCAGGCCTCCGTCGCATTCTATGTTCCCCGCATGTTCCGCGCACAGGGTTCTACAAAAATGTACTACAGTGAGGCACGTATCAACCCTCAGACGCAAGAAAGCCTTGTTAATTTCCGTCACTACGAAATCACGATGCCCAAAAAGCAGGAGGCTATCGGTGCTATTTACAGCTATGACGGCAAGACAGCACAGACTTCCAATGCTGAGGTGACGGCGGACAAGCATTGGGCGCAGATTCGTCGCGAAGCCGCAGAAGCCGCGGCAAAAACTGCTGCAGAAAAGGCTGATCCCATCCCGGATGATGCAGGTGAAGAACTGGAGGTATAGCCATGAGCAGAGGTTTACGCAACAATAATCCGGGTAACATCCGCCTGTCACGTACTGTGTGGCAGGGGGAAATCCGCCCCTCGCGTGACAGGTCTTTCTGCCAGTTCCGTACGATGGCCTACGGTTATCGTGCCCTGATAAAGTTACTGCAGAACTACCGCCGTAACAACGGCTGCTGTACGATAGCGGACTTCATCAACCGCTGGGCGCCTCCTGTGGAAAACAACACTTTCGGCTATATCAGCCGGGTGTGCCGGGAGATGCAGGTTCCGAACACGTATGTGCCCGATGTGAACGACCGGGTAACCATGTGCGCTTTTGCCGCCGCCATCTCACAGGTGGAAAACGGAGTGCCGGCAGTAACGGCGGACGTGGAAGCGGGATGGGAACTGCTCTGATGATTGATAACCCTTAATGATTTCCAGCCATGAATTCAGACCTGATAATGCAGATTCTCCAATGGCTTGTGCCGAGCGGCATTGCCGGTTCCCTCTGGGCATGGCTGAGACATCGGGAGAACAACAAGGTGCTCGCCGCCAAGGAGCGGAACGACGCCTATAAGGAAATGTACGACAACCTGTCAGGAACATTAATAGACTTACAGAATGAGAACATTAAACTCTACAAGGCAGTGCGGGAACTTAACCGTACCATTCAGAGGGCTTCTACTTGCCGGCATTATGCTGACTGCCCTATCCGTGGCGAGCTGCAGAAGTCCGGAACCATTGGTGCGGAACGAGCACAGCCGAAAAGACAGCCTCTCGGGCAGAAGCGGGTTCGCTCTCCTGCAGCAGCCTGTTCCGCCCAGCATGGCGAAGACGAAATTCCCGACGGATATGCTGGAACTGATTCCGGTGGGCACAGGCTTTAGCCGCCGCAGCGGGCAGGCTACGGTGAATGTCACCCGCATATCGGAAGACAGCCTGGAAGTGACGGCTGCCTGCGACAGCCTGGCCCGGCAGATACTCATCCTTACCGAAGAGAACATACGCATCCGTAACGAGCTCTTCAGGGAGAAGGAGAAACCACCACCTGAAACGGTACATGAACCTACCGGCTTCCAGTGGTTCCAGATATGGATCGGGCGCACGGCCGTCGCCGCCCTTCTGCTGGGAATACTCAGACGGCGATTTATTAACCCTTAAACTTGGAATAAACATGGATAAATTAATATTCGGAATGTCGCAGGTCAAATTCTGCGGCCTTGAAATCGGCTGGTTCGACGAACAGGGAGTCACCCCTGCGGGTACCGCCGCTACCCAGGTGGACATCTACGCCGCCCAGGTAAAGGACGGCCCTGTGGCGACAATCACGAGCAATCCGGGAAAGAAGGCCTTTACGGGCAACCTGATTGACATGTCGGCTGAAAACCTTGTGAATACAATCGGAGGGAGCAAGGATGACCAGGGCAACTGGGAGCCGCCCGAGAAATGGGAGAAGACGGGTGTCATGGATATTGTCTGTGACAGCGGCCATACCATCCGCCTTTACAAGGCGAAAGTCACCGGCAATGACTTCGGCGGCGGCGTGAACTCCCAGGGCGTACTCTCCGTCCAGCTCAACATCGAGGTTATGAAGGATGAGAACGGCAAGCGGATGAAGATATTCGCCCCCGGCATCGATCCTGAAACCGGCAAACCGAAACCGTCTGAAGAAGCCTGACGCGTATGGAGCGCCTTGAAATGGAAATCCTCTCGGAAAGGGTAATGCAGGACGGGGGCATCTCGCTTCCCTTGCGCCTTCCCGGCGGAAGGCATATCCGCTGGGTGATGCGTGTCCCCACTTATGCGAGCCTGCTGAATATCGGCCGGATGTACCTGAAACTGGGAGTCCGGTATGACGAGGTGAAGGAATATGACTTCGAGCAGAAAGTGGAGTTCATCACCCGCCACGGGGTGGGCGTGAGCCGCATGGTGGCCTGCGGTATCGTCCGGGGGCGTATCCTCTCCCCGTTGCTGAACCGCCCCGTAGCCTGGATGCTCCGGCACTGGATGCACCCGGCCGCCCTTGAGGAAGCCTGGATAATAGTCGTGCGCATGTTTGGTACTGTCCCTTTCGGAAATATTATCAGATTGGCGGAGACAATCAACCCGATGTCGCCCCTGCTGAGCCACGGAAAAGGATAGAACGGGAGTTAAAGGGCTATATGGAGCCTTCACATAGCCCGTTCGGACTGATAGGACAGATAGCCCGCGATACGGGCTGGAGCATAAGGTATATCCTGCACGGGGTGAACTATCCGACGCTCATGCTGATGTGGCGGGACTGTCCCAGGCATATTCCCGCACGCAGAAAGACGCCCGCCGAACTTTCCCGGGAGATGTCCGCCCGCAGCGGCGGTACCCCGGAAAACATGTCGCCCCTGGAGTTCTTCAGGAGCATGGAGGAAGAGGAATGAAAACTGTTTGTCACATAATAAACCGCTATAAGAAATGCAGCCTATCAAGCTTGAAATATTTCTGGATGACAGGACGCTTGCCGGCATGAAGTCGGCCGAGGGCAACATAGCCGCCCTGGAGAGCTTCAACAGGCAGATGGTCGAACGTCTGCAGGGCGAGCTCAAGCAGCTGGAGAGACAGTACAGGCAGCTGCAGAAGCAGGGCCTTGCCGGTGACAGGGAACTCGCCGACATACAGGCGCTCAAAGGTGTCATCGGCGGCCTGAAGGATGAGATAAAGGCATACGAGGCCGCCAAGAGACAGGCCGGCGAGACGCCCCTTGTGGCGCATGACCCGGCACCGAAGCTGAACCAGGTCAGAATGACCATGGCACAGATCGCCCGGGAGCTTCCCTCGCTGGCCATGGGGCCGCAGATGTTCTTCCTGGCCATATCCAACAACATCCCGATGTTTACGGACGCCGTGAGCAATGCCCGCAAGGAATACGAGCTCATGACGGCCGCAGGAAAGAAGGCGACCCCGGTATGGAAACAGGTGGCAGCTTCGCTGTTCTCCCCGCAAACGGCACTGGCGGCGCTTATTACGCTGACGGTGGTATACGGTAAAGAAATAGGAGAATGGATAAAGGGGCTCTTTGGCGGGAAAAACGCTATGGATGAACTGCGTGAATCCATGCGGGAAACCTATGAGGTGGAAAAAGAGGCGAATGCCACATTCGTGAAAAGCCGGTTTGAGATGGACAGGGTAATCAAGTCCGTAAAGGAGTTCAAGGGAAGCAAGGAGGAGGAACGCAAAAAGGTAACCGAACTCAACCGTACATACGGCGAAACGTTCGGCTACTACCAGACATTGAGCGAATGGTACGATACGCTTATGAAAAAGAGTTCCGACTATATCGAGGTGCTCGTACTGGAACAGAAGACCCGGAAATGGCTTGACAAGGCCGTAGAGGAGAGCGATAAGGCCGACAAGCTGAAAGCGGAAGGTGCGGAATCCCACCGTCCATGGTTCGGTGCCGGTGGTAAAATCCACAAGTTCTTCGGCGGAGGTTCCACCGACCAGTTCGGTAGCGACCCTGCTTCCGTAGCTTACAACAAAAAGCTCAAGGACATCTATGATGCGGAAGAGGATGCCCTCAAACGTGCGGAAGAGTTTCAGGATAAAGCCGCCCGTATCAAGGAGGGAACAAATATCAATACCGTAGTTTCCGGTTCGGTGGAAGAATTGAAAAACAGCATAGCGGAGAAACGCAAGGCGCTGAAGAAACTCACAAACAAGGAGGATTATGAGGCGGCCATGAAAGTAATAGAAGCCGAGGAGAAAAAGCTGGAAACCATTACGGGAAAGAAAAACAAGGACGGTGGCAGGAATGCTTCCGACTATCAGGATGCTCTTTCCGATGCCCGCCTGCGTGCACAACGTAAGCTGGAGGATGCCCGTATCGCCCTGATGGCGGAAGGCAGCGCCAAACGCAAGGCACTGCTCCGTCAGGAATACGAGCAGACGCTTGCCGCCATCGACAAGGAAGAACGGGAGCTGCTCTCCAGGCTGGAGAAATCGAAAAAGGCCGGCAATCCGATAGCCCCCGGGGAGGCTGACCGGATAAGGCAGGACGCTTCCTCACAGCGTGTGGTTGCCGGCGTGCAGTATATGCAGGATGTCTACGACGAGGAGAAGCAGTTCCGGGAAAAGGACCGGCAGGCGTGGATAGACTACAACAGGGAGTACGGCAGCTACCAGGAGAAACGGCTGGCAATCACACAGGATTATGCCCTGAAGATTGCCGCAGCCGAAACCGAAGGTGAAAAGGCCATGCTGAAAAGACGGCGCGAGGACGAACTGAAAGAGCTTGATTTCGGGGAGTTCAAGAAGACCGTCAACCTCGCCGACGTATTCGGCAATCTGGACACTCAAAGTACGGAGTCGCTCTCCGCACTTCGCGACAAGCTGAAGGAATACATCAGCGGGGCGGCCAAAGAATTACGCCCCTCGGACTTGAAGCAGCTGCAGGACGCACTGACGAATATTGACCTGAAGCTTGCCGACCGCAAGCCCTTCCGGGAACTGAAACGGTCTATGGATGAATACGCCAAGGCCCAGGAAACTGTCCAAAAGGCGCAGGAGGATCTGAACACCGTCATGGCGGGCGGAAAGGTTATCACCGGTCTGTACAGGGATGAGACGGGCAAGCTCGTCACCGGACTGCTGACACAGGAACAGGCGGAGAAGAAACTGACTGAGGCCCAGGAAAACCGCCGCAGGAAACGTACGGCAATGGCTCAGAGCCTGCAGGGGGTTGCGGGCGAAATGTCATCCTACACACAGGCGGCCGATGATGTCGTCAGTATGCTGGAAGGGTTCGGAGTGTCGGTGGACGAGAATGCCAAGCGGGTGATAGAGGGTTTCAATACCATGTCGGAAGGTATCAGCCAATTTGCGAACTCCATGCTTTCGGGTGACATCGGCGGCATGATAAGCGGCGTGGTGAATACAGCCGGTGGTTTTGTCAAGACATTGGGCAGCCTTTTCGGTACGGATTGGGGCGGCCAGCGTTCCGAAAGACGTTACCAGCAGGCAAAGGAGCGTTATGAAAGCTATATGGCGGTGCTTGACAAAGTCATCGCCAAACAAAAGGAACTGGTGGCATCCATGGAGACCGATACGCTGGCGAATGCCAATAATTCCTACAAGAAAGCCGGCGAGCTCCTGCAACAACAGGGAGAATATGCCCGCGAAATGGGAAAGGCTTACCTGAATGCCGGGGCGAGCAAGGGGTTTCTCGGCATCGGTTCCAAAGCTTCCCATGGAACGAAACAGAGGGAAAGCATATCCTCCACAGCCTGGGACCAGGCGCGCCAGGTATTGGGAAATGACTTTTACAAGGTATCCGACGGCCGTATGACCGGCCTCTTTGACCTGAGTTACGAAAAGCTGGTAAAGCTGCGTGATGAAGCCACCGGCTTCTGGAGCGAACTGCATGAGGATACACGCAAATATCTGGAACAGGTCATCGAGAGCGAGGAGGCATGGCAGGAGGTGCAGGAGACGCGCAAGGAAGCCATGACGGGCATCTCCTTCGAGAGCGTGCGCAGCAGCTTTCTGGACATGCTCATGGATATGGACAGCAGTACGGCGGACTTTGCCGACAACTTCGAGAAGTACATGCAGAGGGCCATGCTGAACAGCATGCTTTCGGAAAGCTACAATGAACGCCTTAGGAAGTGGTATGACTCGTTCGCCGAAGCCATGGAGGAGAAGACGGAATGGCGGACGGGCCAGGGCAGACGCGGACGTAACAGGTATAAAGTTACCACCGAAGCCGCGGGCGTGCTGAGCCAGACGGAACATGACATGCTGAAGGATTCCTGGGATTCGATAGTGAATGATGCGCTGGCTGAACGTGACGCGATGAAGGAGATATTCGGCTGGAAGGGTGATCCGGCAAGCTCACAGTCCGGACGCAGCGGAGCCTTCACTGCCATGACACAGGAACAGGGCACACTTCTGGAAGGGCTGTTTACTTCCTTGCAGGATCATGCCAGCGGCATGCACAAACTTCTGGAAGAGCTCGTCAAATCAAGGAAGGAAGACCACGACCTGCTCGTCAGCATTACTGAGAATACAGCCTACTGCCGGTATCTGGAAAGTATCAACGAGATTATGGAATATTTTAGAAACAATGGAATAGAAGTGTCATGATGTACGACCTGACAGGATATATGGTGATTAACGGCAAGGATGCCTGGACGGAGTATTCGGCCTTCCTCTGCGAGGACAGGCCGGAAGACAGTACGAACGTGACCGAACTGCTCAAACCGCCCGAGATGAAGGAATATACGGCTGTGGATTTCAGGGAGCGTAACGGTGAGGAATTGCCGCAGCAGCTCCCGCTTCCACGCTGCAAGCCCCGCGACCTTACACTGTATCTGGCTGTATACGCCCCTTCACTTTCCGGATGTGAGGCAAGGCGGCTTGCCCTGATGCAGGCGCTCATACAAGGCTGGGTAACCCTCCGGGTAAAAGGGATATCCATAGAATACAGGCTTTACTACAAGTCCGCCACACCGGCCGATATCCTGACCGATGCTTTTGACGGAAGTACCGTAGCCAGATGGAAAATGAAGTTCAGGGAACCGAAACCGGAACCCTTTTAAATGATGTTTAAAGACTGCTCGAATGGAACTCAAAATCTATAATCAATCCGGCGGACTGAAGCTGACGGTCCCGGTCACTTCGTCCTCAACATGGAACCTTGAGTTGATGAGTGAGAATGCGCTCTCGCTCTCCTTTACGGTTCCGGCCTGTGTGCCACTGCAGGTGAATGACTACATAACACTGGAGGGTGTGAGGTTCAGTGTGAAGAAAGAGTACAAGCCCAGGAAAAAGAACAGCCAGGAATACCGCTATTCCGTGAAATTCTATGCTCCCATACATGACGCCCAGCAAGTGATATACCTCCACCTGACTGACGGTCAGTATGAGCCGCAGTTCAGCCTTGACGGCAGTCCCCGGGAGCACCTGCAGAAATGGGTGGACAACATGAACCGTATTTACGGTGAGGAACGCTGGCGTATCGGTGACGTGATAGATGCACCGGACGGAAATATAGAGTATAACAATACCACCTGCTGGGACGCACTGGCATCCATGGCCGAGACCTTTTCGACCGAATGGTGGTCGGACGGCTTCTATATCAACCTGTGCCGTTGTGAGCGCGGGGAACGTGTGGAACTGGGATACATGCAGGGCCTTGCCTCACTTACACAAACGGAGAATAGCGATGACGTAAAATTCTTCACCCGGCTTATTCCGCTGGGAAGTACCAGGAATATAGACCGAAGCCGCTACGGTTTCTCCCGTCTGCAACTGCCCGATCGCGCCAAGTATGTGGACAGAAATACGGACTACGGACTGTATGAACATGTGGAAGAGGATGCCTTTGCGGGTATCTTTCCTCATTATACGGGAACTGTGTCCTCCGTACGTTCACAGGAAAGGACCGGGAATGACGGCAAACCCTTTACAGTCTATTATTTCAAGGACGAAGGTATGGAGTTTGACCCATGTGATTATGAGATTGCGGGACTTGTCAAACAATTGTCTTTCCAGAGCGGTGAGCTGAACGGGCGTGATTTCGAGGCAAACTATCATTCGGAAAGCAAGGAATGGGAAATCATCAATACCTACCCGGATGAAGATACGCAATTGCCCGGGGGAAACCTTATACCGCATGCTGGTGACAAATATATCCCCTGGAATTTCCGTATGCCCGAAGCTTACGAAAAACAGGCCGAGCAGGATTACAAGGCGGCCGTTGATGACTTTCTCTCGTCATACAGCGAAGACACCACCAAGTACGGCGGCGATACCGATTACACCTATATTGAGAAGCACTCCGTCCCTCTGCGGCTGGGACAGTCGGTAAGGCTGCTCAGCGAAGAGTATTTCCCCGGCAGCGGTTACCGGGATACACGCATGACAAAGGTTACACGCAAGCTGGAAAACCTTTCCATGGCGGCCGTTGAATGCACGAACCGAGTCGGCAAGGGCTGGAAACGCAGCCTGGAAAGTAACCTGAACGGATTGCAGTACGTTGTCGGCGGGCTGCTGGACCGCTCGGTTATCGAGGTGCTTAAATCATGGGACAACCGTGAGGCCAGCGAATACAACGTGTTTTCAGCCTTACGGGCGATAAAGGAGATAACCCGGCGTGCCATCAGCAAGATCGGTCCGGATAGGACCTCCTTTCTTGTTTCCTTTCTGGCAGGCGCAGTATTCGGTAAGGAAGGGTTCGCTTCCGGACTGGCCGGATTTGGCGCCAAGATAGATGAGAACGGCAACGGTGAAATGCGGGGCTTGCGGCTTTGGGAATGGCTTGAGGTACCGGAACTCAGACGTAACCGTGTGGAAGTGTATGCCGGCATCAAATGGCGCACGCCGGGTGTCGGCATTGTGGAGAGTGTGGTGGCGGATACGGACAATGAGGGAAATCCGCTTTCCACCGGCACCGTGCATCTCAAGCTGGAAGCCGGGGAAATGGGAGCTGTTGCGGCGGACGATATAAGCATGGGAATCATCCATTTCGAGGATGAGACGATGAATGCCACCGAGGATTCGGACGATAGTAAGGGCAATTTCCGTTTTGCCGGTTTCGGAACGGCATACTTCCGTATTACCGGAGTCTCAGGTGAGGATAACGGCACATTCCGTTATTCCCTGCGTCCGGGAACAACGCTGCATCCGCAGAAGTACATGCATTTCTCATGTTATGGCAATTTCACCAACCCCGACCGTCAGACATCCGTATATGAGACACGCACCTACAGCCGCATGCTCCGTAACCAGAATACCTGGGAAATATCGGCCGCCAACATCGCAATGCAGTCGGGCGACCTCTCAAACCTGAACGTACACGGTCTGGATATGACGGGATACTCCATGTATCTGAACAGCGTGTACTTTACCGGTACGGTACGGCAGCTGAAACCTGACGGTACGCCGGTATATACGGCCAATGACCGTGGAGAGTGGGCATCCGGTGAAAATTATGCCTTTTATGACCGGGTTTCCCATGATGGCGGCATTTGGCTGTGTGTAAGCGAGAGCGGCAGTGCATCTGAACCTGCAGAAGGAAATTCGGACTGGTTGCTACAAGTGAAACCGGGAACGGACGGAACTGATGGCAAGAACGGTCAGGATGGCGCTCCGGGAAGGGACGGTCAGGACGGTGCTCCTGGTAAGGACGGAACGGATGGTGCACCGGGACAGGATGGCATTTCGGTCAGTAACCACGGAAAATGGCATACCGGCCTTAAGACACCTTACCTTGGACTGGTGAAAATGGGTGGAAAGGTGTTTTTATGCAAGGTTAGAAACGGAACGTCAAATCCACCCATGTGGACGGTTACCACCAAGGACGGAAGACGTATACTCCAGACGCAGGACGGTGGAAAGACCTATGGCTACATACTGACCGGCGAGTACAACTCCGAAGAGTACGACATGGTGGTGGAAAACGGGGAGAACGGCCTGCAGGGATGTATACTCCGCAAGGCCGAATGGGTGTCCGGAGTAGAGTGGCGTAACGATGAGTCACTGGCTGGCGGTACACGGTACGTCGATGTGGCACTGGTCAGGGATAACGGTACGGAGACTGGTTGGCGGGCATACAAGTGCCGGGTGACGCATATAAGTAGCGGGGGAAATGCGCCGGGAAACAGTACGTATTGGGAAGAGTTCGGACTTAATACGGCAGCCATATTCACATCGCTTATTGTTGCTAAAAATGCGATGATAGAATTCATGCAGGGGAACGAACTTCGTATTAGAAAGGATGACGGGACGGTGACTGCCGGCCTTAGCGGTTCCCAATCCGGTGAAAAGATACGGATGTGGGCAGGTAGTTCTACTCCTGATGATGCCCCCTTCCGGGTTACTGAAGACGGAAAAGTACATGCAGAAAATGCGGAAATAACCGGAGAAGTCAATGCGACAGGCGGTACTTTTAAAAATATCAAGTCGCCCAATAACTCCTTTGTTATTAAAGAAAACGGGGACATAGAAATAACCGGCAAGGTATCCACCTCTATGAACGGAAAGCGTATTGTGATTGATTCAGCTACGAACAGTCTTAGAATGTACGGCTCCGATAATCTGTTGGCGGGAACTATAGATTTCATCGGTGAAGGTGGTAGTACATATCCCCGTATGAAATTAATCGAGTATGTTTCCGGAAATCCAAGATATACTGTTTTAATAAGACCTCAGCTAATAAATGTATCAGAGAATGATGGCAATGACTTTTATGATGTCATGATAAATACAAATGGAATAAGCTTTTTAAAAAATAATGTGGTAACTAAATCTTATCCTAATAAATAAATGCTATGAGAGTATTTTATAAAAGTAAATTAGCAAAGTGGATGTTGTGGCAGGGCTACAGCACCATTACTTTAGGCTGTTTCGTCTTTACCAAGAAAAGCAAGGCGGAAATGAAAACACGCGTTCTTAACCATGAAGCTATTCATGTAAGACAGTGGGAGGAATGCATGATTGCTTCGATGGTTCTGTTGACGCTTGTCATGTCCGTTACCGGGTTCAACGTATGGATGTATTTGTTGTGTCCGTTGTGGTTCTATTTGCAATATGGACTGGAATATGCCGTTTCTCGTGTTTACCATTCTTTCAAAGGTATACATGGAGCGGATGGGAATAAAATATCGTATGGAAATTCAGCGTTCGAGATGGAGGCAAAATCCAATGAAGAGATAGACCGTTATCTGGATGTTAGGAGACCTTTTGAATTCGCGAGATACTACGGAAAAATATGATTTTTAATTTACAAAAACGAGATAATAGTTAATTGTTAAATTGGGCTGATTTTTGTAGTAGAAATGACGCCCCTAAAATGTACAAGATATGGCAGAGGATATTAAGGAAAATGAAATGCAGAATGGAAAACCAGCCAGATTGAGAG